ATGACGGTGATAGGATAGTGATAATGATAATGATAAGATAGTGATAAACGTTAATATCGTGGTGCATTGGTAGACATCAACTCTCCAAAAGCTGATCTTCGATTTCGTAATGCTGATCTGTTGTATCGATCAAGGTGTTTGAATGGAGACAAAACAACAATTTCACGGTCTCCGGTTCTTCCTTCTTGGAGTGCTCGTACTCCGGCTTCTCCTCCAATCCGTCGTGTCGTTGCTCTGTCCAAAACTGCCTCTCCTTCCAAAACTGTTCTCGTTTGCTCGCCGGGGCTTAGTGGTTTGATAAATCCGCCCATATGCGCAACGGGTGGTGTTTGGGATAAAACGACTCCGGTTTGGGCGGCTGCTCCTGCGAGTATTAGAGCTTGCGCAACGGGGGCGGCGGGGCCAAGTGCGAGAGCTTTTGCCATTGCTTCAGCGGTTGACATTGCGATATTTGCTATTGCGGCGGCTTGGTTTGCTCGGAAAAGTACATTAAGCAACGTTTTGTTTTTGTTTCCTGTGGTCTCTAGTAGTTCCATCCCTGCTGTTGTAAACTGTTGAAGTCCCTGTATGGATACTTGGATTCCTGCTTTGATGTTGGAGATTCGTTGCTTTTGGAGTCTCTCTGCTTCCTTGTTTTCCTTTTCGAGTCTTTGTTGCTCTTTTTCATGTTGCTTTTGTTTGAACTCGTCAACCTCTTTTAATCGGTTCATCTCCAACAAGTTCTGCTCTTCGTTTATCAGTGCGATAGAGTGCAATGCTTCTTGCTCAAGTCTGTATGCCTCCTGCTTCTCCGCTTGTGTTTTGGCGGCTTCTTCGGCTTGTATCGCATTATCCAAAAGAGCGTCTTTTTGCGCTTCGAGCTGGTCTATCTGTTGTTTATATTTTGCGCTTATCTGATCTTCTTTGTCCAAAAGTTTAATCTGTGCGTTCTCGATATTTTTTTGGGTTGTTACTTGTATCTGTTGGATGCCGGCTCTTGCTTGTTCCAATGCTCGTTGCCTTTTGGCGGCTGCCTCTTGTGCGGCTCTGATTCTCTCTTGTCTCTTCTCCTCTTCTTCTTGCTCTTTGCGTAACTCCTCTTGGGCTTGGAGAGTTTGTAGCATAATTTCGAATGTCTGTTGGTTCTCGTCCACGATTCGTTGTTGAAAACCTTCTTCTTTTGCAAGATTTTGTAACAATTCTCTTTTGAAGGAAACCATTTGCGTACTTATTCCGGCTTGTGTTCCCATAAGTCCAACTCGTATCGATTCGAGTTTGCTTTGCTTCATGGCAATTTCGAGTGTCTTTTGTTGCTCTTCGGAGAGTTCCGAAGAAGAATTGCCGGCTATGGTTGCCAGTTTTACAAGCTCTTTTTGCTTGTCGATAATTTTTTGCTGTTTTTCGACTTGGTCTTTTGTCTTTGCTGATATCTGATCTCTTAAATCCAACCTCTGCTTTTCCGATTCGGAGAGTTCACCAAAGAGTACTTTTTGCTCTCGTATCGCTGTGGTCTGATCGGCTGCAATCGCTCGTACAATGGCGGCTTGTTCTGCGTATTTCTTTACTGCTTGCTCGTTGGCTTCATTTAACAACTTTTGTTGTCTCTCTGCTTCTCTCGCTGCTGATGTTAGTGTCGTGTATGCTGCTGCGAGTGCGGCTGTTCCAAGGATTAGAGCCAAAATAACAGGATTACCCGTTGCAAGTCCTCTCGATAAACTTCGCCCGGCTTGTCCGATTGTACCAAGTGTTGTTGTTAATTGTTGGAGTTCTGGTGCGATATCTCCTACGACATCTTCAAGACTTCCAAAAGCTGCCCCCATTTCACGAGATTGTAAACGTACTTTTTTCGCTGCGTTTTCCGTCTGCTTAAAGTCAACTTGCATTTTTTTCATAGCTTGTTTATTGACTTTTGCCGTTTTCTTCGCTTGTGCTTGTGCTTTTCGGAGTTCCTTTGCCAAGGCTGCCGTCATGGCTGACGCTTCTTTTTTGGTCATCCCCGGTATAGCTGCCAAATTTTTACGAAGATTCGATATATCCATTTTCATGTCTATATTAATGGATTTATTTACGTCGCTTTGTGCCATGTTTTACTCTTTTGGATAGTGATAGGATAGTGATAATGATAATGATAAGATAGTGATAAACGTTATTTTATGCGTTCCATTTCTTTCATTAAAGATTTAACAACCTTAGTCGAGGCTTTTTTGGCGGGTCTCCATAATAAAACATCTGCCAATCTTTTTCCTTTGGGAATTGTTGTATCTGATTTTTTTCCAACTTTTATTGCCCAAGCATATTCGGCTGAATTGCGAAGATATGCAACGACTTCTCCTTGCCCATTTAAGCGGATTCCCATAGTCAATTTTTTTGCGCTTCCTTTGCTTTGTACGCCTCGATTTTTTTCGGGGTCTCTCACTAACCATTCACGGCGGGCGTTATCCAAAATCTTGGAGAATTCTTCTTGCATGAGATTAAAAGTTTCTGGAGCAACGAGCTTTAATAATTTTTCTGTGTACTCGAATCCATTACCTGATAATGTTGTTTTTACATCACCGGATGTCGTTGTTGTTTTTTGTGCCATGTTTCCAACTCTGCATTTTTTTCGCCTTAGTCACTTGCTTCTTAGTGTATCTTATTTTGCGTTTCTTCGCTTGCTCGGTTGTCTCATGCGATAATCTATACTCTGCAATCAAGAGAGTCTTTGTTGCAACGTCCAATGTTTGAAACCAAAGAGGGTCTCGATTCCACCGGCGACAAATATCCAACTCTAATAACTGGAGTCCTCCGGTTGTTGTTTGTGCAAAAAATCCGCCTCTGTTTCAACCTCCTTTTCCATTGGAAGTTGTGTACTCATCCATTGGAGGATCTTCGTTCCTTCTTGGAGAATCGTCGTTGAAGTTATACCGGCTTCCAAAAGTCTCTCCAAACATATATGTCCATATTCGGATGGGCGGTGTACGCTTGGTCGGTATCTCGGAAAACGGCTCTTCGCTGTGACTCCAATAGCTCCTGCGCATATTCTTGCGAGTTGTGCAATATCTTCGGTAGCGTTTGTCCAACTCACTACAAATTCGAATGAAATAGCTATAGAACAAGGGGAAAGTTCGTACTCTCCCCACTTTGCAAGGTTTATTTTCATGTGTCTAGTCTCCTGTTTGTATTTTAAGAGGGTCCACTATAGGTTAGAGAACCATATGAAACAAAGGATATTTGTATCGTAGATGGGTCGCCCTCTGTTATCGCAATGTCGCATATACATTTGGTAAGGGTTGCGGTGTGGTCTGCATCGTCTCCGTTATCAGTACCTTCCACAATGAACTCTATATCAATGCAATACTCTTCTATTCTCGGTGTACCTGTCGACCCGGTGGAAACATTGCCAGAATAAAAACCGGTTTTGTTTACAAAGTCAACAGCAGACCCGGCCTCGCTTGCGTCGGTGAATTGTCGGAGATAAATCGTAAAACTTCCACTTGCGGTTGCCTCTTCTGAGCCTCTGCGAATGTTGGAAATAGCGTGCCTATCTCTAATAATTACCTGTTCGGGCTTTGTGGGTGTAAATTGAAAGTTTCCTTCTTCAAAAGCAATTTCGAGCTCGACCGGTGTACCCGTTCCATCTTTCAAATTGATTTTTGAGTCTCTGCGCATTTTTGGGACAACTGAGTATGCCATTGTTCTTTCTCCGTTAGGGGGTGTGCTGTGCGGTAAAATTAATTTCTGTTATGATGTATTCCAACGAGTCTGGATAACGTCGCTGGCTACGATTATATCGTATTGTGAAACCCTTTTGTGTGTATGTTCCCAAAAGAGTCTGTATTATGTCGGTTTCTTTGCCGTGTGCCGTGTTTATGTCGTCTGATAAATCGTGTGGTCTCAATCTATGAGCGAATATAACGGCGACATCCGTTTGTAAATAAACTTGGTCGGCTCGTCTTTGCCTCTCGCCCTGTGCTTCTGTCCCTGTCAATGAAACAGAAAAACCAAGGTGTGCAATGGAGTTTTGTGCTCGTCCAAAATACTCTACTGGATATGGTACTTCTCGAAATCCGGTGAGTGCATCAACTTTCCCTATTATTGCTGATCTGACTTGTGCGAGTGTGGTCATGGTCTTCTTAGGAATCTATAGGGGCCGGCTTGGTTGAGATAAATCACCGGTCTCCCTCTGGTGCGTACGTCGGGGTCGTCTGCGTTGTCTTCGTGGTTCGTATCATAAATAAAGTTGATTGCATCAAACTCCGCTTGGTACATAGAGTAATGGCTATTTGCTAAATCGAAGTATCGAGCGTTTCCACCTTGTCCCAACGAGCTGTGGAAATCACGAAAGATTTTGTATAGACTCAAGTGTAACAAAGAATCGTAAAACGACTCCGGAGATAATACAAGATACTCGTATCCCATTCCCGTCCGGCGTATCCTGCGCAAAATCTCGTACCATGAAGAGTCGATATACGTTTGATAACTCGATAAACTGGACGGTCTCAGGTTTGCAAGGTCGGAGTATTCCTGCTCCAAGTCTGCATCCGATACCGTAGGAAAGAGCTTACGAAGACATACAGCAACGGTACGACGAAAGGTATACTCTTTTGTATCAATCGTTGCTGTCCATGTCTGGATGTATCCTTCTCCAAGTGCAATGGTATTTGGGAAGTGGTTTGCAGGGTGGGTATATTGGAGTGTACCACTTCCAAGAATGTTTGCCGTTGCATCTTGTACGACTCCAACTTTATCCGGTCGGATGAGGCTATATGTCGCTGCGGTTGGAATCACTTGTGAACCATTACGATAAATCTCAAGCTCCGTTATGTTGCTCGTATTCCGTTGCATTAGTTCAACGTATCTAATTCTCGGTGCGAGTGGGATGTCGTTCGTTGCCATGATTCCAACTTATTGTGGATAGTGATAATGATAGGATAGTGATAGGATAGTGATAAACGTTATGCACCGGCTAAAACAATAGACCAATTCGTACCATCGGAAACAATCATAACTCCAATACCTGCGTTCACTGTAGAAACAGTAGAACCACCGGCATCCTTTACGGTAAGAGTATGCGCAATAGGTCGAATCACATAAAAAAGCCCATCCTTGTGTGCTGGTAATGTGAGGTCTCGAGCTTGGTCAAGTGTCAAAAAGTGAAAAGTTGCACTTGCTTCGTTTAGTACTTTGTTTCCGGATAGACTTTCTCTATTTACACCACCACGGAAAACAGGGCGGTTGTCGAATACATATCCATTATCGCTTGCGTAACTCATTTGTTTTTCTCCTTCATATTAGAGGCTTTTGTAAGGTGTTTTGCTAATTCTCTTCTTGACTCTTCCATAGTCATTTTCCCTTTAGAGGAGTCTTTTATTCTTTTGGCTGTTCTGATAAATGCCTGATATTCCTTTTCATTCATAGTATTTTAATCCGTGTTTTTGGAGTCCCAAAAGAGCTTCTCTCATTGCATCAAGTTTTTTACGAGCTTCGCTACTCGCTCCAACTGCGCTTGGTAGATGTGGCTTTGAATTATGCATGTTAATCAGGTCTTCTTGTTTGCGTATCATGAGCAAAATAATTTGCTCGTGTGGTAATTTTAAGAATTTTTCTTGAACCAAAGAAAGTCTCCACTTGGCAAAATCTAAATCGTTCGTAGTGGTAACAACCGTCCCTCCCAAGTTTTCCAACTTAGTCCACTTTGTAACAACAAGGTCTTTTCCAATTGCAGGATATATCCGTAAATAATCGTGTTCTTGGGGGTCTATGATTGTAAATCCTTGGTCTGTAAATTGTAATCGTGCCATCCGTGTGTCGGGGCTGTCTTGTGTCCCTCCGACTCCATTTACTCCCGGCTTTTCCCAAAATTTGCGGAGTTTGGGGATGAAAATGGCTTTGTCGGCTTTTTTTCCTGCTTGGGGAAAAATATACAACTCCCAACTTTTCGGATGGTGCATGTATCTCCAAAGTCCTTTTCCTCGTTTGGGGATACGTTTTGTTGGAGCATTTTTGGGTGCGCTCCAAGGTTGTGCTATGTTTTCATAACTCATTGTCTAGTCTCCATTTAAAAAGGCGACATAACGACTTAGAACAGGCGACTAGACAAGATTTATCTAAGCCGCTATGTCATAAATCGTACGTCTAGTCTACTGCGAGCATTCCAACGATTCGAGCTTGGTCAATAATTGAACAGGCCAAATACGAATGTCCGACAATACTTGTTGTAGCTGTTGCCGCATCCCTGTCGAGCTCGCAAACCACCTTGTCCATTTCCATAATCTCAGGTGCTCCAATGATTTGTGGAACTCCGTCGGCATATCCAAGTGCTCCTGCATCCGCCATCCAATTGTCATAGTCTGTACCATCGGATGCAATGTGAGAAGAACGATACACGTCTACACCAAAGAGTTTTCCAACGTATCCAAGTCCTTTTGCTTTAATCATCTCTTCGGTAGCTACCATCTGAGAGATAATGTTGTTCTGCTCTGCTCGGAGAGACGCTTGGAGCTCGCTGAGGCTTTTTGGGTGCATACAAGCATAAAAAGGTCCCGGTGCTCCTCGGAAAGAATCTGCTTGTTCGAGGCTGTAGACTGCTTCGAAGAAGGTAGAAACTGACATAGTTGTACCAGTTGTTGTGGTTGTTGAAGATGCGGCGGCGGCGGCGGCGGCGGTAAGTTCTGCGAAGAGTGTGTTATATGATTCTCCGATTGACGCTGCGAGGTTGAAAGGGTCGATTTCGTAGGGGCTATTTCCGAAAGCGGTGAGAGCCAAAATATCAGAATAATCGTAACGGAGCGAATATCTGGACACCTGTACTGTAACTTGCTCATCTGCGATTGTTACATCTGAAGCGGCTTGTACTTCGGTTCGACTTTCAAAAGAATCTCGTCCCATAAGTCCAACTTTACGAAATTTTATGGAATCTGTTCCCAAGTTGTTTATCGAACCAAGGTACTGTATGTATCCTGTGTTTCTTAGGTTGGACGTGTCGCGCAATAAAAGATTTATCTCCTGAGAGAGGATGCTTGTCATCCGTAAATCAGCTGCTGTTGTCATGGTATTCGTGGCCATGTTATATCCTTTGTATTTGGGGGTTGTGGTTGTGCTCAACGGGTTTTACAGCTTTTTCCGGTGCGACCGTACCCAATAATATGTCAAAAGGATTATAGAGGATTCTTGGAGTCTTTGCAACTACTTCTTTCTATTCCCTTTTTTAAGATTCGTTTTTGCTTTTACGACTCGAAGATTTTTGCGGCCGTTTGTGCCTCCCTTGGAAAGTGGCTTTATATGGTCGACGTGTTTCCCGTCTCCTTTTCTGACCAATCCGGCTTTCATCAGTCGTCGTCGTGCTGTGTTGCGCATGGCTCTGTGTTTCTTCGCTTTGGTGGATGAATGGAATTTTTTGTACTCTCGTTTGTAGTCTCTTGCCATTGTGCGCTCTTTGGATAGTGATAATGATAGGATAGTGATAGGATAGTGATAAACGTAGTCTCCAAAGTTTCCGATAGAGACTACGTTACAATTGACTTTTATTTCAGTCCGAAGTATCTAACTCTTACTTTGTCGGTGTTTGCCGGGGCTGCACCAAATACAATTGTACAAGTATTTCCAGAAAGAGAAGAAGTGTACTCATCCGCATCTGAGGGGCTGGACATAACTCTATCCAAAACAAGACCATTACGAACTACAATTACATCCTCGAATCCAGTTGGTACACTAGAGGAAAGAGTAAAAGAAGTTGTACTGCCGTTTGTGGTCAAAAAGTCGGTTGTGGGTTCGAATTTCAATTTTGCTGCGCTGATCTGCTGATCTCCAACCATAGATTCGACAACTCCGCCGGCTTCAATTCTGAGACCGGATGAGTCTTCGAGTCCTCCGCTACCATTCAATTGTACCGCAGAGCCGGCGACTTTGTTTCCTGTGGTGATTTGTAGGAGTTTAGAATCAGCGATTGAACCTGCGAGCATTGCATTGGATACTCCGCCGGCTGATATTTTGATACCGTTGTCGTCTTCTAGTCCACCGCTTCCATTAAGCTCTAATGCAGAGCCGGCGACTTTGTCTGCTGTGCTGATCTGGTTCAGCTTGGAATCAGCAATTGAACCTGCGAGCATTGCATTGGTTACTCCATTCGCATCAATCTTAAGACCGGTTGCGTTTGTGAGTCCTCCACTTACGGCAAGTTGTACAGCAGAGCCGGCGACTTTGTCGGATGTGGTGATTTGGTTAAGTTTTGAATCTCCAATACTACCTGCGAGTTTTGCGGCGGCGATTGAACCTGCGAGCATTGCATTGGATACTCCAAGGTCTGAGATTTTGAGACCGGATGAGTTTTCAAGTCCTCCACTTCCATTAAGTTGTACAGCAGAGCCGGCTACTTTGTCGGCCGTGGTGATTTGGTTAAGTTTTCCGTCTCCAATACTACCTGCGAGTTTTCCTGCTGATATCGAACCAGCGAGCATTGCATCCGTTACACCGAGAGCCTTTACAATAAGTTGGTCAGAACCATTAACGTCAATCGAAGAACCATCGAAGTTGACATTTAGAGTATCGGAACTTTTGGAAAGTGCTGTACCAGCTTCGACAATCCCAAGTCCAGAAAATCTAACGAATACTACATCATCTGATCCCAATGTGTTTATCGTTGCTGTCTCCACAAAGGCTTGGTCGGCAAAAGTTGAACCGGAATTTACAAACACGGCTGCAGATTGGAGTTCCTCTGCGCTGTCTGCGTCTCCTGCTCTCGTCAATGCACTAGATGAACCGTTGAAGACATAGATACCATTTTGTTCAAGGTCGGAATTCGCTTGCGCTCGAATCAAAATACGGTCTCCGCTTGATAATTGTACTCCGTCAAAAGTATCCGTACCGGGATTGGCTAGGTTTACGGCTGCTACGCTGGCAACTTCGCAAGGCTCTTTCCAAAAAATTCCATTTCCAACAATTCCGTCAACATATTGTTTTGTGGCTACATCTGCATTATTGGATGGGCTTTGTGCTTGGAGAAGTCCTGTAAAGGTATAGTTTTGTGAAAGGTCGAGTTTGTTTGCATCAATCGAATCATTAGCGAGCTGGGTTGTATCAATAGCACCGGCTTTTACCTGATTACCTGCGATTTGTATAGACATGTTTATATGCTCCGTTTATGGATTTGGGGTATAGTCAATGGTTATATAGTCGCCTGTTTGGGGGGTAAAAGTGGTGGTAAAAGTTGTGGATGTCGTCTCCGTAAAAGAGACCAAAACAATCTGTCTTACTCCGTTATAGTATACACGTAAAGAACCGCTTTTATAGTCCTCTTGGACTGTAAAAACCGTTCTCTCGTTGTTTATCTGAGATGAAACATTTTGTTTTTTCAACTCTTCCTCTCCCGTTGTTACTGTAAATAAAAAAGTTGTCATCGTCAAGTCCTTATTCTTCCAGAATAATTGTTGCTGTTCCGGTCCCGGTCTTGGCTGCAACGTAAATATTTTTGGCTCTCTGTAGTCCAATACCTAGTCTCAACTCTAACAAATTATTTGTTGGAACAAAAGCACGATGGGTTGGAACTGCTCCCCCATCCGTGGCGTTGTTTTGGGAGATATATAAAATCTTTGTCTCGCTTCCAATTTTTACATGTCTGCATTCACTAGGAAGTTGTATTTCTGTTGTCGTTGTGTCTATCGAGAACGTGTGCATGTGTGGGAAAGTGTTTACGCCTTTGAGATTCTCTGCCATTATCTTCCCTTCCTTCGAGATCTCCATGCTTGCATAATCTCTTGTCTATTCTGTGCATAGAATTCAGGGTCTTTTATCCCTCTCTCGATAAGATTTTGGGCTTCTGGGGCTTGTCGTACTCCGGTATTCGTCGCCGGTGGTGCAACTTGTTGTGCTGTGTTTTGTGGAGGTGGGGTATTTTGTGCGATTTCTGCCGGTAGTCCTTGCGCTTCTTCGTAGTTCTGCTCGGCTGGTTTAAGCTGCGTAAAGTGGGGTCGTAATACTGTTGGAGCATTTTCGGGATTTTCAACGAGAGTATCCAACCATTCCCCTAACGATGACTTTTCTTTTTTGGAGAGTTTGCTTTGTGCTCGCTCGTAACTCCATTCGATAGCGTCTATAATGTCGGGGTCTGTTAATCCATGTTTCGATATGGCTTGGTATCGAGAGAATCGAGTATTGGATTGTTCCAACTCTCCTTTCATCTTCTCAACCTGTTGTGTCAACAAGTCAATTGTTGCCGTCGCTTTCCCGGCTTTGTCGAGCTCTTCTTGGAGTTGGCTTGCTCGTTGCTCTGCTTGGTTTGCTCTGGATGCTACCTTATCGAGTCTTTGTTTTACGATGTTCTCAACATCTGATTTTAAGATATATACTTTTCCTTCGATTTCTCGTTCGTTCATGGGTCAAGTCGCCTTTTGTTAGGGGTGGATAGTGATAATGATAGGATAGTGATAGGATAGTGATAAACGTTATTTTGTACTACATGAGTTCCGCACGTTCTCGACGGATTTTCATGAGCATTTCTCTCGCTGTTGCCTCGTCTATTCCGGGATGTAATGCTTGCATCGCATTTATTGGACTGTATAAACCTGCGTTTAACTTTGCAATTGTGTCTTCTCTCAAGCTCTTTTTTTCCTCTGGTGACATTGGCAGTTGTGCGTATTCTATACGGTATCCGGTTTCCGGTAAAGATGTTCCAAGAAAACGATTGCAAAGAGCTGCGCTTTTGGAGAGTGTGGAGGAGTCGCAAAAAGAGAAAATAGGTGAAAATTTTCTGGCGGCTTCCCTCTGCCCATCCCTACTGACAGAAAGGGAAAAACCTGATCTTGGGTCTCCGCTACTTTTGAGAGAAGAAGTTGCAAGCCCACTTGCGTTCGCTACTCGATACTCGTATGCGTTTATCGTTTCCATCATTTTTTGGGGGTCTGCTCCGGCTTGGAATTGTCCTATTATCGGTTGTCCTGTTGTCTCAGGGTCTGTGTAGAACATTAGGATACTGGAGGGGTCTGTGGATATGGTTTGTCTTCGTGCTGTGCTGTCTAGGTCTTGATTCGATAATCCAGAAATAGAAAGACCGGCGACATAACGTTGGGGGTGTGCACAGTCCCGTATTAGATGGACTCCAAAGGAAAGGAGACAAGCTGCGGTAAGTGCTCCGTAACAACTTGTCGAACCTGCAAAAGCGTTAAATAGTTTTCCTGTTTTCTCTGCTCGGTACAACGTAACGGGTAAAAAGGGTCGTCCGTCGCTATATCGGTAAGGGTACGACTCTCCAACATGTGTTGGATGTCCCATATATGTACTTGATACGTCTTCTCCCAATGTCCCGTCTTTGGCAACGAGATACATTCCAAAAAGAGGGTTGTTTGGGTCTCTGATATCAAGTACGTCTGCTACGTATTCATATTCGCCGGTGTTCGGGTTGACTCTCAACCGATACTCTCTGTAGTATATTGGCTGATCTGGGAAGTCGTCGCTTGCTTCAGCATAGACATAATCAGGCGTAACCATTCTATAGTTTAAGCCGTTTCTCTCTACGTTCCTTTTTGTGTGGGGGATAACGTCTATTCGTAAAAATGTTTCTCGAAGTCCTAATACATATTGCTGTACGTGTTGCATCATAGGAAAGAGACCGGCTTGGGTTACATATCCGTCTATCCCTGTTAGCTCTTTTATATCTGCGCTGTGGTGTATGGTTGGAGGTAGGTTGTAAAGGACTGCGAGTTGTCTTGTGATTTGCTCTAAAACATTGCTCGACATATCGGGGGGGCCAAGTGCCAAAAATCTATCAGTCGAGAAATGTCGCAACATCTCAGTTTCGAGATCGTCCATCCAGTTTCCACTAAGCATCCTCCTCCTCAATGCAGTGTGTCGAGCTCGTTGCTCGTCCTCTGCGGTTGGCATTTTTGGAAGTGGTGGGACTATGTTGTATTTACTTGTGCTCATCTGTTCACCGTTATTTTGGAGGGTCTGGAAAATCTCTGATCAATGCATACTGTTACACAATAGCGCATACTATCTATCGCATGTCCGGCGGGGTCGGTACTGCGTGCGCTCTGTGTGCGTTTCAATGTCCAATGTTTGATGGATTTTATTAACTGTTTGCATTGTGGATGAATGAAAAAATGTTTCCTTGACATAATAGCATGGATAAGGCTTGCTGTGTAGTAAACTGAGTGTCTCCATTTCACCGGTCGTCGAATAGTGAACGGTAGATTTCTTGGAGGGTATCCCAAAATACTCTCAAAAGCTCGCATAAGAAGAATGTTACTCATCCGGAATCCTTCTTTTCCTCGTCTTGCGTAGTGGGGGCCGTCTCCCGTCCAATATCTGACTTGTTCGGGTTTTAATCCGTTCCTTTTACACATCTCTATTATTGCTCGTGCGTGTGTTTCTGGTGGGGCTTGTCCGTTGCTGTATTCATCTAACATGTAGATTCTTGGATGGGCTGGTTCTCTCTTGTCAATACATGCCAGTGTAGCGACTTGTGAATTTGGCGTACTTCCGTGGTCTATTCCAATACAAAACTCGTACATTCCTCCCGGCGGTACTGGTTGAGAAGTAATCATTGTCGGGTCAAAATTATCAAATATAACTCCCTCAGTAGGTGCTATTTCCAGACTAGCGTTAATCCTCTGCTCCCTATCTATTGGCAAAAACGCTTCAATCATCGAATCAATTTGCGCTTGGCTCATGAGGGGTCGACATCCAATTGGGGTTGTCGATTCGACGGATAAAGGAGCTTTGTGGACGGATATTTTTCCTGCGTCTATGAGTTCCCGTAAATATGTTAGGTCTACATTTCCGACCGGAGTAAGAGAAAGTGCAACGATTCCTCTCGTTCCTCCGGGGCCTCCTCTCGTTGTGCGAGCTATGCAAGCGTTCAGCACACTTTGTGAAACCGGCTCATCCAAAACCACCATCCCACACGTACCAGATTCCAATCCCGTCTCCTGAGAAGCGGTTTTTATGCGGATGATACTTCCGTACTCCTCTTTGAATCTTACGACCGGTGCAAGTCCTCGGAATCCCTTGCCTCGTACAAACTCGCAATCTTCTGCGAGAGCATGTTTTGGACATAAATCATACAACTTTTGTTGGATAATTCGGCTCTGTTCGTGGCTATAACATACCAACCATGATTCTTTGATGATTCCCTTTATTGTTGGGTGTCTTCCTAGTGCACACAATAAAAGATGTGCAGCACTCGCCCAAGTTTTTCCCACTTGGTTTCCTCCCAAAAGTAATTTTAGCCGGCTTTTGTCCTCAATAAAGGCTTTTTGTGGGGGTGTCGGTCGGAAATACAAAAGAGGGTCGTACTCTGTTCTCTTTTGGAGTTTGTGGACTGATCTTGCCATGGCTGCAAGTTTCATGTGTTGAACTCCGGGATAGTGATAATGATAATGATAGGATAGTGATAAACGTTATTTTCTCCGATAAAACACGTTGTAACAATCGGTCGTATCTTCGAATCTCTCTTTACAATAGTTGAGAATCACAATCGAGTTTTGAACGTTGGATATTTCTTCACATGTTTTTCCGGATGTCTGAGAATCTATACCTCTCGAATATATGAGGCACGATAACTCCCTACAAAGAAGTCTCGATTCTATCGAGCTTGTATTTTCCGGTTTACATAAATCCTTCACTATGTCCAAATCCGTCAATTGTTTGATTACTTCTTGTTGGGTCTGTGCTGTATTATCGTTGTCTTTATCTCCGGATTTTGACCCAAGAAAAAAACTTCCTGCTCCAACTATTGCTCCAAGAAGTATTGCAATTCCAATTTCCATTTTTTCCCTCATCTTTTCAAAATAGATATATTCGGTTGCTGTAATCCAACAATCTCATCCAATAGTCTCTGCTTCAATATTGGAGGAAGAGTTGTAACCATTGTCGATATTTCTCCAACAATCTGCTCGTCCGTCAAGTCCTCAAAAGTTTTATCGTCCTCGCTATTTATTTGTCTGATCTGGACCAGTACGGAGAGAAGCTGCCTTTGCAATGCGGAGTACGCTTGCCATGATTCTGCTTTTTCTGCTTTTGCAATCGCTCTTCTCAGTTCGTCCGCTTGTTGTTTCATCAACTCGCCGGGGCTTTTTACCTTTTCATTTTTGGGGGTCTCTTGTGTTAGCTGATCACTACGGAGAAATTGAGAATCTCGCTTGTATCCATGTCGTCTTTCAAGAAGATATGCTGCACATTTCCAATTGCCTTTTATTGCTTCTTCGTTTATGACTTGGAGGCAAGTTATTGCGGCGGTGCTTTCTGCCTTTTTGAAGGTGTCCAAAAATGTTCGATATGCTCCTTTGGTTTGTTTCTCTCCTTTGGTTAGCCAGTTGTATAAAGTACTCCGACTCACTCCGGCTTGTTCGGCTGCAATCTCGTATGTCGCTCCAATTTTTATTGCGTCAATAATTCTTTTTTGTCTTTCTTCGTTAAATTTCTCTCGTCTCATCTGATCACCTTGGTTTTTTTTGAAAAAAATTTGGCCTAGTTAAAAAAAGCGGCGGTACGTCAAG